AAATTGAAGATTATCTGCATCAAAATGCAAAGAATCATTATCACCTCTTATATATTGACTACCTTCTGAATTTTGAAACCGCACATAATTAGCAGTATTCGCAGAAGTATAAAAATGTAAATTAGCACTAGGATTTGTAAAATCTCCAATACCAATATTACCTCCAGAATCTACGACCATTCTGGTTGTGCCAGATGTCATTAGTTTTAGATCGGCTAGGTCAACAGCGTTTATTTCAAAATTCCCTGTACCATTATGTAATACCTGTGTATTACCATTAGAACCAGAAGCTCTTGCTATCTGAAAAGCATAATTTGCTGTGTTGTCAGAAAATATTGAAAAATTTGACGCATGATTACCACCACCATACTTACCAAGATCTAAAGTAACTGTGCTAGTTCCATTTACAAACCTTGTATTACCAACGACATGGAGCTTTTCTTGAGGATCAACAGTGCCTATTCCACACTCACCGTTTGACTCAATTGTAAATCTATCATTACTATTTGTTGTAAACCTAATCTCATTAGCCGAGGCAAGATAAAAACCATTAGCTGGAGGTGTGTTGCCAGTTGCATTAAATCTATCCCCTTGCACTTGACCAGTTGCAGCTACATTCCCATTTATGGTTGCATTTGTAGTTGTTAACGCTCCTGTTTCTAAATTTACAAACTTATGTGTTCCGCTATTACCTTCTAATCTTTCAAATCCATTATTGGCTGCATTACGTCTTTCAAAATAACTATTAGTTGCGTTCCATCTAATTGCTCTTACAGGATAAGTTCCAGTATGTGTAGTTCCATCAGAAAATAAAGATGAAACTGTATTATCTCTATCTTTTAACTCAGTAATAAAATTAGTATATGTACTTGTTAATTCTGGTTTGTTGAAATTAGCCATGTTTAAACTCCTCTTACCGTAAAGTCTACAGTATTTGTGCCTGTTGGGGCATTACCACTGGCATCAAATAAAAATATCTTAAATCCATTTTGTGGATTACTTGTATCTACAAAATCATAAATAGCAAACTTTGCTGTTGCACTAGATCCTCTTATTTGTAAAGTAATTGAATCAATATCAAGGAAAGCTTTATTTGAATTACCAGCAAAGAAATTTACTTGTTTACCAGATACTGCTTCACTAGCTGTTACGTCAATACTACCTTGATCTGTTTGTTGTTTCAAAAATAATCTTTGACTAATATTATCAACCTTAATTAAATCATTATTACCTGATGCTGACAATGTAAAAATTACTTTTACATATCTAAAATTTAAACCCAAAACGTTTGATGCCCCTGCTTCTAAATTTGTAAAAGAAGAACCATTTAAACTTGTAGAAATTTGTGGGGTTATAGTTACACCTTCACCAATAGTTTCAATAATATTCATATCTACTTGAATCCTACTTGATGGTATTGTTGCTCCAAAATCAAATATTTCTTGAAATAATGCACTATTTTTTGAAGGTAATGCGTAAGCAGAATTAGCACCAAAAGAACCAAAATTAGGATATTGAGGACTAGCTTGTGATCCAGTACCAATAAAATGATCTTGAAATGTTCTTGAGCTATCTAAACAGAAAAATATTGAATTATTATCAATAAATCCGTTAGTAAATGTTGCTGGTGATGAATATGAAATATTACCTGTTGTTTGTCTACTGCCAGCTACTTGAAATTGAAATGTATTTTGAGTGACTTGTGATATTACATAGATTTTTGCGTCATCAGAAGTACCGTTTGCAGTACCGCTTGTAAAATCAATATTTAATTGTTGATTATTAGACAAACCATGATCTACTTTTGTAACAGTAACTATAAGGCCAGCACCAGTATTTGTATCGTTTGACTGAGAATATGTGCCTGTAATTGTTCCAGAAATTAAAGCACTATTTCTTTCAGCATTAAGTACAAAATCAGGAGGTTCATCTACTATCGCTGTAATACTACCTCCAGCAGCAGCTTCTATTTTTGCACTATTAACAGCAGTTACAATATAAGTAAACGTACCTCCAACTTGTTCAAAAACTGTAGTAAATCCACCTTGTTTTGCTCCAATCAAATTTCCAGCAGTTTTACTTGTTCTATAAATGTTGTAATAAATTATTGGTAAATCAGAATTAGGTGCAGTCCATCTAAGTAAAACATTATTATCAACAACTTCTGCTTCTATTGTTGTAATATTTTCTGGTGGATTTGCTGTAATAGTTATATCGTTTAAAGTACCTTGATTGCCGTTAACATCTAAAGCTCTTATATGATATTTTTTTTGTGTTTGCACAACTCCACTTATTTCATCTCTAATCCACTTTTCTGTAAATTGAGTTCCATTTTGTTGTGCAATAAAATGAGTTGCTTCGTTTAATGTTTCTGTCCCTGCTGTTCTATAAATTTTATAATCTGCAATAGGTAAACCATTAGCTGTTTTAGTGACAGGATTCCATGCTATTCTTGCGCTTTCATCAACTAACACTCCTGTTAAACCTGTAGGTGCTGGAGGTACATCAAAGGTTACATCTGGATAATTGGAGATACCTGTGCGACCAAAAGTTTGAATATCACCATTACTGTTAACAGCAGCAACCCAAAATCTTTGACTTGTATTCCAAGTAACGTCAAGTAAAAAACTTGTAGAACTTACACGAGTAATAAATGTCGCTTGACCAGCATCAGTAACAGAAGTTGCACTTTGTTTAATTTCATATTCTTTAATTTTTGTACTACCAACAACAGGAACTGCCCAAGATAACTTAAGCTGACTATTTTCATATTGATAACTAATATTTGGTGCTTGAGCTAAAGCAAAGTTAACAGTAAAAGCTAAAGAAGTCCCTAAATTACCAGCAATATCAACGGCTCTAATATTAAAAGTTTGATTACTGTTAAAGTTTACAGGTAATTGAAAAGTAGTAGATTTTGATTTTCCTAATAAATTTGAAGCACTTATATTACCCTGATAAACTTCATATTCTTCTATGGCATAACTACCAGAAGCTGGAACATCCCATTTTAAAATTAAGTTGTCATCACTGAATGTTCCTGTTCCATTTTGCGGAGCAGATGGTGCAGTAACTGCTAAAGATATTTGGGTTGGATTTACAGATTGATTGCCATCAGCATCAAAAGCTTTTATAGAGAATATTTGAGATGTTGTTCCTGTAGGTATAGTTCCAACTTTAAATGACGTACCTTTTATTTTTCCTAATGATGTACCTGTAGACCATGATCCAGATTTGATTTCGTATTGTTCTATATCTAAATCTGCAAAACTTGGGGCAGTAGGAGTGGGAGCAGTCCAGTTTAAAACAATTCCAATATGAGGATCTATTGTGCCACTAAAACCAGTTACATCACTAGGAGGAGCAGATTTACCAATAGCTTTTAAATAATATTCACCTGTAGTTGTATCTTGTCCGTTTAAATATGTTTGAGTTTTTGTTGTTAATGCACTGGCAGATCTTACCCCTGCTGCATTAACACTTCTAACTTCAAAATCAAATCTAGATTCATTATTTGTAGAATCTATGATTACATCTGAAATTTCAAAATCGCTACCATTAACAACTACTGTTTTTAAATTACCACTATCTTGTCTGTATTTAACTTCATACCTATTTACACCTAAAACAGGCTGCCATCCAACAATTACTTTTATTCTAATTGTATCTTTAAATCTATATAGTTGTTCAATAGGATATTTAGTGATTGAATTATCAGGATTAACTCTATTAGCAAATTGTGCTGGAGGTGCTGGAATCTCATTTAAGTTTGTAAAATCTCTAAATTCTAAAGTTTCTAATTGTTCTGCATGGTCATATTTAGATTCGTTATGAGTTATTGCTGTTATTTGATATTGAAAATCATCTTTTTCTTCTACTCCTACAACTTTAAATGTTTGTGTTTCAATGTTTTCGCTACTAGTACCTTGACTTGTTTCTAATATCCAAATTGAATTTAAATTTGGGGCAACTGTTTGAGTTGTAAGAACATAATCTTCTTCATTAAAGTTATAAGAATTGTTAGTTGTAGATAAAAAATAATTATCAGTATTATTATTACTATCTTGAATTTTTTGTTTAAAATTATCGACTACTGTAATAGTAGTTCCATTAATACTTGATACTGTATTTGTTGAAACCGTACCGTTAGGCATGATTACATGAAGAGTTCTTGTATAAGAAACACTATTATTAGGTAAGTCTGTGATAGAAGTATCATCAATAGTAATTTGGTTTGTGCCATTTACTCCCATAATTCTCCCTGCTCTTCTTACCCCTGCTCTTACTGGATCTGCTATTTCAATAATTTGACCTGGTCTACACAAAGCACCAGCTTCTAAAGTCGTAGTAAACGCAACTGACTCTGTTTCATTTGCTAATGAATAAAGCAACCATCGTCCAAGTCTTCGTGCTTGATAGCGTGATGTTACTCCAAATGCGTCTACGTTTTTTGTATTTACCCCATATTTAGCTATAGCTGATTCGTCAAGAACCTCCTCATAGGCTGTATCTCTAAGAGTTAAATCTAAATATTTTACTACTGCAACTGTAACTCTTGTTTTGACTGAAGATGACGAATACTGAAACCCATCAGGTGTCACATTAGCTAGGGTAAATAAGAATGATGTATCTTGGCCTTTACGATCTTGAATAAGAGTTAGTTTACCAGCGGTATACATTGCCATACCTCTGAATACAGAACACAAATTATTTATAACTTTAAAAGCATCTTCTCTTTTATTAATAACCGCATTAAGAGAAAACCTTGGTTCTGTAATTGTATTTTCTGTACCATCATTTAATCTAAATTTAAAAGTAACTAATTCTGAGCAATATTGACTTGTAGAATAAAAAGAATAAATATCTAAATTAGAAGCTACACCTGTAGAAAAATTAGCTTTTTCAGCATCAGTTAATATCTCATCTCCTAGCCCAAACCTTCGTGAAACTAATAAATCATATAAACACCAAGCCGGATCTGTAGTCCATGTAGCAGCTTGTAATGTACCGTTAAAAACATAACCTGACGGATATATTATCCTTCCAGTAGTTGCATCTACAGAGACAGTTCCAGAACTATTAGTTGCTGGGATTCTTACCTTTGTACCTCTAACACGAAAAGCTCTTTTAGGAATACTTGAAAATTGTTCAGCATCAACTCTAAGACCAACTAAAGCAGAGTTTGGATAATTAAATATCTGTAAAACCTCAACAGCACCTGATGAAATAGTTTGAGATGCAGCAGTTGTGTTTACTTTAAATTGATCTCTGTTTACAACAGTAGTAACTGTAGTTGCTGAGATATTCGTAGCAGTAGCAGGGTTACCACTTGTGAAAGTTAATTTTACAGAATCACCAACAATAAGATTATGGAAAGGTGCATTAACAGTAATAACTTGAGCAGCTTGACTGTAAGTTGCGTCTAACTTATGAAATCCATATTTTATTTCTTGGAAACTTACTAATTTAAAAATACTTTGATGACTAATAAGATCTAAGGCATCTAAATCTAAAGTAGAGTCATCAGCCGTTGTTCTTTTTATTCTAAAAGTAACAGGAAAGGTATTTCCTGTTATTTGAAAGCTGTGTTGATCTTGATATAAATCAGCAGTACGTCCTTTTACTTCTCTTCCAACAACATTTCCAGCTTCGTCAGTATCGTTAAAACCTCCAAGAAAAGCAAAGCTACCACCATGTTGTTGTTTTTCTATCGTATATCTAAAAGAAGTACCTTCTGTATCTCCATTCTTTTTAATTTTTTGTAAAACTGGAACACCAATAGTAAGAGTTACAGCATCTACACTTGTATCTGTAATTTGAAAAGTTACTCCAGTTCCACTATTAGTTACATTTGAATTGACACTGGTTGGAGAAGCAGCTTCTGTTTCAAAACCAGGTACTACAGCTTGACTTGCAGTACCGTTTCTTACATGAAGAGTGACATCATCAAAATTTAATGAACCATCAGAGTTCATTATTGGTGTGTCATTTAAGAATACTGATCGTTGCCATGCGTTAGCGTTTGGCACATTACCATGATTATATAAACCTTCTATTTCACCTTCTGATATTACATCAATAATTTTTGCGTGTGACCTACTATCTAAAGAATCTGGTGCAGTCTTAGAAGAACTACCTCCACCTTTTCCTCCTCCTCCAGAACCAGCAATAAACTTTTGATCAGTCATCTAGTCAGTCTCCGAATCTTCAGTTACAACACGAGCAGATACAGGAATACTTCCAGTTATCACATCTCCATATATTACAGGAATAACAGTTCCAGCCCTTGCTGTATTTTGAATTCCACTAAAACTAAATGAATTTCTAGGATCACCTTCACTATCATCAACTTCTGGTGTGGGTGTTAATAAACCAGCCAATCCGTTTAAAACTAAAAGCATTCCTAGTTTTCCAGCCAAAGCATACCAACTAATACCACCACCAGCTTTTAAAAGAGGAGCTTGTAAATATGTACCAAAGCCCATACCTGCTGGAGCAAACATAAATCCTAAACCTATTAATGCTACTCCAGCTAAAATTTTACCAATATTTCCTGATCCAGTAACAACAGGTATTATTTTTATTTCTTCAAAACCAGCAGGGTACAAAATCTCTTCATAATCTAATGGCATATCACCAAGTTTTACTTGGTAAAATTGTTCACACATATGTTTATCAAGACCTTTAAAATTTACCGCTAAAAATCTAATAGCATCAGCAGTTGTATTAGCAACAGCCTCAAATTCACTTTGACCACCACAATATTCTGCTAAATTCCCATAAAGCTTTATCTTACGCAACATATCGTAACCTCATGCCTGTAGCTTTCATAAGCCATTCCCCATAAAAGTCTTTTGAGCTTAGTCTACCTTGAATATGATGAAGTAACATCTGCTTACCAAGATAGACTCCTACATGATTTAAACCTGTACTGTTCAGAGAAAACAATAGACTATCACCTTCTTGTAAAACTTCTTCATTAGTAAGTTGTCTAAAACCTGTATCCTCGAAACATTTATCAAAATAAGGATTCATTTGAAATTCTTCTGGATCATTAGGACGATCCCAATCTCGTAAAACTATATTTTTACTTTCGTAATAATCTTTTGTTAATGTCCAACAATCGTGAACACCCCATACCCATTTACGTCCTATTAAAGGAGCTTTGTATCCTGACGGTTTGAAATCATGCCATTGATTAACACCTACTCCATATATGTACCAAGGTATTTTTGTTAACTCACAAGCAGCTTTGTCTGCTTCACTTGGATTAGGTGATTGATAAGGATGTGAATGAAATACTGACATAATCGTACCACTATCTTCTGCTTCAGCCCAATCAGTAGGATCAATAATAAAATGATCTAATGTATTAACTGATAAATTTTTACATGGCATATATTTTTCTTTTCCTTTTATACAAATAACAAGGCCACAAACTTCACTAGGAAATCCATCTCTAGCGTGTTGTTCTGCTTTTAATTGCCAATCAAGCATGGAAAGATCCAATACCAGGGAAAATACTTGGTAATGCTTGTCGTTTTGGAATTTTTACATTTGCCAAATCAAATACTGCTGCTAATTCAAATTCAACTAATTCTCTATTTTCTAAAGACTTTCGATCTATATAATAAACATCATCAGGAAATCTTATTGATGCATTTGCATCGGGATTAGAATAATTTGAAATCGTTATATTGTTTCCCATAGTATTGCCATGAACTGTGCAGTAATATTTTAAAGATGATGGTGCGTTTGAAGGAACAGTAAAAGTAGTTCTAGCCCCTGCCGATCCAGCAGTTCCTGTTGTTGATACTCCAGCTACATAAGCACTATCATCTGTTTGTCTAAAGGCTATTGGATGACCAGAGTTGGAATAATCATGTTGATAAAAAATATAAGTACCACCTTTAACTAAAGTTATTGTTGGATTTGTTACTCCGTTTAAAGCAAATTTATTACCACTACTATTTACAACAGTTACATTATAAGTTGATGTTCCAGGGCCAAAATTAGAAGAATCAAGAAATTTTGCAAGTGTTCTTATTCTTGTAACTTTTCCTCCAATTAAATTATTATATGGAGTAACAGTATTAACATTTGAAAGAATAGCACTTACAGTACTTAATAGATTACTAACTCTTAAAGTAGGTCTTGGTAATTGTTGTTCTTTTCCTCCTTTATAATCAAAACCTTCTGCTTCAATTGGTAATGCATTATAAGTAACATTGTTTAAAACTAATTCTCCTGTTGCATTTGTTGCTACACCAGAATGCCATCTATAAATAGTTGTAGCTCCATGCAAACTTTGTGATAGTTGTAATTCAAATAACTCAATAACAGCACTTGGATCTGTTTTCTGTAGTTCAGATATAAGTACACTCATGCTTCAAAAACCTCTATAAATTCTAAACTTATATCATTTAAATCATATGAAACATTAGTAACAGACCATTGTTGACATTTCCATTTACCACTTAACCCATAAGGAGGACTCCAATCAAAAGCTTTTTGTCCGTTATTACCTCCTGTAGAAGATGCTAAAAAATTTAAAATATTAGTAGTAACAGAGTTAGTTCTTTTGTCGAATTTAAGTTTCCACGTTCTTGGTGCTACGTTTAATCCTTTATGTAAACGCTGCTCATAACCATCACCCATTTTTACCGTAACTACATTCGGACTGATTTGTAAAGCCGGAGAATAACTAGGTGAAACATCTGATCCTACTGTGTTTGTGTCAAAAGTTGCCATTAGCTGTAAAGTAACCCTCCAGGTCGTTTTTGCTTAACAAGTTCTGCTTCTATAGCTACTCCAATTAATCTTCCCATTTCTTTTGATTTAGAATCATCACCTTGTGCAGAAGTCCCTTTAGCGTCAACATTTACTACTACATTACCCATTCCTCCAGAAGATTCAACTCCAAGTTTTCCGTTAGCACCACGCTTCAGAGGCATGATCGCTTCTGGAGAACCAGCTTCAGCCATTAAACCAACACCTCCATTTGCAAGAGGAAATATGGATGGACGATTAACAACCCCTCCGTAAGAGTAAGGAACAATTTTATTTTGTGCAAAAACATTTCCTTTAGCACTTTTTTTAACTTCACCACCATCTAAAACTCCACCATCTCCTAAACCAAATGCTTTTTTAAACGGATCAAATATAAGTTGGAATAATAATGCTTTCAATATCATCTTTTGTAAATCTTGTAATATTGATCGTGCTAAATCACTGAATGAAGCTTTTCCTGTGACCATTAAATCAACAAAAGAATCTGCTAAACGATCAACAGCACCAATTGCATATTCTCCTATATTTGTTCCTAAATCAGTAACTGAATCATATAACTCTTTAAATGATTTTTTAAAATTAAATGTTTCTTCTTTATTTTGTCTAAGTTTTTCTTTTATTTGATCTAAAGTCATTTTAAAATTCTCACCTTGCACTTTAGACATATCATCAAATATTTTTTGTGCCTCAATATCAATCTGTAATGAGTCAAATTTTTCTTGTGTAATAAGTCCTAAATCAAGCTTATATTTATTTATCTTTTCCTCACTTGGTGCAGTAGTAGCATCTGGTAAATTGCTTGTTTTGTTTCCTCCTTCTCCTCCAAGACCTTTTCTTAATTCCTCTAATTTTCTTGTGTAATTTTGAAAATCTAATAAAGCTCTGTCATATTCACTTGCTCCACCTTTAATACTACCTCTACTCTTATCTCCACGGCTTTTTATAAGTCTTTGTCTTGCTCTTTCTAAGTCTCTTTCAGTTTTTAATATTGCATTACCTAACCCTATGCCCATAAATTTATTAAATGCTTCTATCGCAAATGTAATTGCATCAACAATTTCTCCAAACACTTTTTGAAACTCTGCTCCAATTGGTTGCAAAATAGTACCAACTGCAAGTTTTAACCTATCCATTGATGTTTTTAACCTTTGCCCTGCATCAGCAGATGAATCAGACACCTCTTCTGCTATTTTTGAAAAATCAAGATTTAATTTCTTAGCGAAGTTCATTATTTGGCCTAGACCAACAGTTCCATCTCTCAAATCTTTCTGTAATTTCTGCAAACTACTACCATTTGCTTCAGCAAATTTGACGACCGCGCCAGCCAATCTTTCTCCGAGCTGGCCTTGTAATTCTTCTGCCGACACCTTACCTTTACCGAATATCTGCGACATCGCTCGGATCGCAGATTGTACATCTTCTGCATTACCACCAGTTGCTTTTATAGCATTTGAAACTCCAGTAAATACTTCTTCTGCATCTTCGATAGTTCCACCAGCACCAATAACAGAAGCAGATAAAGTAGTAAATTGTCTGGTTGATGCTGCTATAGGTACGTTTAATTTTCTTGATGTAGTACTAATTACATTAAGACCTTTAGTGAAATCTGCTTGATTTTTAGTAACACCTTTTAAAGCTATTTGTAGCTTTTGTATTTCTGCTGCGTAACTAGCAGATTCTCCAGCAAATTGTGTTGCCCCTGCTATTGCTGTAACACCTGCTCCAATACCAGCACCTGCAAGCCCACCTGCAAGCCCAGCTTTTGACATAATCCCAACTCCAGCTTTTGATGCGTTAGCAGCAGCACCAGCACTAGCTAATCCACTAATAGCTGGAGGTAAGCCTAAAGAACTTCCAATATATGCACCTGCACCTCCAATAGCTGCTGCACCACCTGTACCTAATCCAGCAAAAATCCCTCTACTAGTGTTTGCTACTTGTGTAAATGATTGAAGTTTTACTTTATTTGCTTCAATTGCAGCACCAAGCCTTTTAAATTCTGCTCCTCCTATTTTTACTTCATTTCTTAATGATTTTAATGTTCTTTCTTTTTGTCGAAATTGATTAATTGATTGCGGTACAAGGTTTATGGTTGTTTTTATATTCTTGTTAAGACTATCAAGTCCACCCTTACCTAAACCTTTAAATGATGCGTCAAGTTGCTTTAGTGATCTTTTTAAGCCAGTAAGATCTTCTAGACCTGTAATATCTAAATCTAAAATAAACTTTTCAACTTGTTTAGCCATTATTTTTTCTCCTTATTCATTTCGGCTAATGCAGTTGCTTCCATTAGTTGTAGACCTTCAAACATTTCTTGTCTGTTATCTATATTGTATACGTCAAATAGTCCTCCGTTAAGTAGAAGAACTTCATATTTTAATCCTACCGCACCTCCAAAAGACATATTCCATTGTGTTTGTGTTCTTAGAAACATCATAACAATTTCCCAATTATCTTCAAATATTTCAAAATCTTTATTCATATCTGGCTGCTTCTCTAATTTAATACCAAAAGCTTTTGCATCATCTTCGGTATTATCTATTAATTCTTTGCCACCCGAAGCCCAGTGTTTGGCAGCATCAATTAGTTTCCCACTTGAGCATTGCCATAAAATGATTTAAATGCATCTAAAACACCTTTAACAAAGTCTACGTCTTCACTAAATTCTTTTAAAATTACTTTACTAAAACTAATAGGACTACCATCTTCTTCATTAATATCTTCCCAACCAACTAAAATTTTTTGCAATGCAGAAAATTCATCTTCATTTTCAAAGTTATCTAATTCAGATCTTTTTAATCTTTTAAATTTTCCAACGAATTTATCTATTTCAAATTCTCCAGGTACATCTAATGATGGACGTTTAACCTCTACAGGCCAGGGATAGATATTTCCCTTCTTTCTGACAAATGCCATAAAAACTAAATAATTATATACTTCTATACTTTAGCTAGGAAGTCAATGTTTATGTATAAATTAAACTGAATTCATCTCCTTCTGCTGCTGTTGATGATGCACTTGGTACAAGTGTGAAAGGAATATCAAGCATAACAACACCTTGCATATCACTATATGCCACATCTCCAATGTCTACTTTTGAAGATATAAATTGAACTTTATTTCCAGCAGTAGTTCCATGTAAGAATTGCAAGTTACCTAAAGAACCTTCTGTAAGTGCAGCAGCAAAATAATCCTTAGTACCTAAAGCAGGAGCTTCTATAGAAACAGAACCACTTGCAGCCCTATCAGTGATAAGTACTTCTTTTGCAGTCGTTCCCCCTACAAGTTCTCTATACTCAACAGTATTACCTAAATCCATTGTTACAGATTGTAATAAACCAGCATAACTTAATAGCTCAAATCCTGTTGTGTTTCCGTTTTTAAATATTAATGGTGATGCTTGGTCGCCATAAGTAATGCTTGGCAATGCAGAAGCTGTTGGAGCTATATACTCACCAGTAAATGTAAAATCAATACGAGGAATTGCTCCTACCTCACAAGCTAAAGAAAATGTTCCTCGACAGTTAATAGCCTTATGCAAGACACCATCTACGTTGTAATGGATAGTAACTGTCTCAATACCTGTAGACATTGGTTTGTAAGTGCAAGAAGTACCACTTGAAACTTCTTCTTTCATCCCACAAGCTTCTAAGGCTTTTGAATATCTAGGACGAGTTCCAGCTGCCCCAGAGCCTGCCATTTCAACCGAGAATGTACACTCAACTTTTGTATTAGCAAGTAACTGCTCGCTAGCACCAAAGTATGGTCTGACAACATCTCTATTTACAACGTCACTTGATTGTGGTGTAATACTCAAATCAATAACTTGAACAGCATCAGTAGCTCCAACAGTTGCTTCTGAAGTACCAGATTCAGTTTCAATAAGAATGACTCGTTTTCTTTGCAATAATGCCATTAGAGTTTATCTATCGTTCATTTAATATCTTAGTGCAACAAGGTTGTTAGGTTGAAAGATTGTCATAAGAACTTCTATAATCTATTTCAAATTCAACCGATACAATACCAGCAGGTTCGTCTGCTTCTAAAATTTCAAAGTTGGTGACAGAAGGTCTTATATCAATTGCTAAACCTCCAATAGTAGGATCGGTTAAAAGTTTTGTATATAAACTATTAACAGTAGGATCTGCTTTTTGATCTGGGATTTTTCCTCTAACAATTACAGATACTCTTACTCTAAACTCCCAAGTAATCTTACTAAAGATAGTATCTGTTTCCCTAGGGTTATCACTTACAGGTTCTAATATTATTGCTGGAGTAGATGCTTTTGTTAGTGCTTCGGGACGACTTCTATATATCCTTGTTGCTACTCCTGTAGTACCAGTAAGCTTTGTTTTTAAAGCAGCTAATATCTGTTCTCTTTTTGTTGCCATATCAAGTGCTTTCTTTACTTAATGACACTATACACATACTACCGTCATCAATCTTTCTAACACTTCTCACTGTATAATTCTCATCATTAATAACTATTTTTTCATCGTAATCAACTAATCCAAAATCACTTGTTTTTCCTGTTAATTCATAATCAGTTGAGACTACAACCCCATCAGCTATCATTTCATCTGGTTGGTCTAAAAAAGCTTCGTACTCTGCATTATCGTAGATAACAGAGTCTTTAAAATCTATAAAAAAAGTATTTAAATCTTCTGTAAAAGCCATAAGAAAAAGCCCCATATTGGGGCTATTATTTTAACCGTATTTTTTAAGAGCAACACCATTAATGTTGAAAGTAAATGAAGGTGTAGATCCTCCAATTGTTTGAACAATTTTGATGTAACGCTTGGCTTCATCTTTGCAAAATGTGATGACTTGCATTGAAACAGAACCAGTTACTTGTGTAAAAGTTGCTCCAGATAAATCACCATAAGTACCACCACTAGCATCTGAGTCTTGTACTTTGACATCTAGTGTTGGTGATGAGCCTGTGCCAGCAGCACTTGTAAGAATTAATGAAACATCTCCGTCATATTCCAATAAATCTATAGCTGCTGATGTTGCTGTACTTGTAACAGCAGCAGTAGCAACACATGAAAAGACTTCTAACTTTTCTAATGTTTGTTGAATAATTGCCATTTTTTTTAGGAAGTTGAATTTACAGTTTGTATTTCAGTTATGAGTTCAGTTTTTGTTTTACTAATATCTAGCTCTAACCCAAGATTTTTTCCGTATGTTTCTAAATCAACTTTAGTCATACGTTCTAAATTAGGAGTTTTAGCAGTATTGGCTTTTTTTTCTGTAAACTCTTCTGCTTTTTGCAAGTTAAGAAGAAGAAAACCAACATGATCTTCAACATCAATGACAGAGCCAGAGTTCTCAGGAACTCCAGCTATCATTGTGTTGCGTAAAAGCTTAACTTTCATATCAAGTAGCGAAACAAAATGCGCCTGGCTGAGTCACAGCGTAATCGACATCTTGTAAGGCTATTACTCTTACGTTTCCGCTAGTAGCTCCAGCATAAGGATCAACAGTAAGATCTAAACCAGACCACATACCAATAGTGAACTTACTAAAGTCTCCAAATAATGCGTCATTATTTAGAAGTTGATTAGTAACAATAGCTTTGTAGCTATTAATTTCACCATTTTCAAATACAAACTTTGCTGTATTAGAAGCAATCTCAGTAGTTTTTAAAGCACCTCTAGCATTTGCATTGATGATGTAGAACATATTTGCTACTTCAGCATTTGCAACCGCAATATCTGTCTCCATCCCTACATATTCAGCGAATGTGCCGAAAGTTGATAAAGATTGAGAACCAATACCAGTTGTATCTTTGATACCTAATGGTTGGTTTGAAGAACCTGTTCCATAGATAGCAGCACGATCTAATTCAAGTGCAATATTCTGTGCAATGTCGTTTCTTATTCTTTGCTCAACATCAACAGAAGCTTGTAAAAGCAGTCTACGACTGTAGTCAACAAATGCACCTATAGTTTTTGGTGTCATGTTCACTTGGTCGAACGCAAGGTTACTCTCTGAAGGAGCGCTTCCTTCTCCAACCCAATAAGCTGTTGATCCAGATGTTTGTCTAGGGATTGAAATATTACCTTCAAGTCCAGTTAACATGGAAGGATTTGCAGCCATTATCGCCATAGAATTTTTCAACTGCTCAATAAATGAACCAGCTAATAATTCAGTTGCAACTAAGTTTCCACCAGCAGTAGCTGATCCAACGGTTAAGTCTCTTTTTTCTTGAAGAACTTCGTTAGGAACAAGAATACCTCCAGCAGGTCTGCCATATTTCTTAGAAGCAGCTTCAGATACTTCTCTTTCAAAAGATGCTGCTTCTTGTGCTTTACGATCTGTTGGATTAGTTAAAGCGTGTAAAGCTCTTGTAAAAGAAAATCTTTTAACTTCTTTTGGCTCTAAGCCAACTTCATTAGTACTCATGTCAGTAGAACGGATAGGGGTATTGTTAACCTCTGCCTTGTTTTTTACAAGATCGAGGATTGCTGCTTTTGCTTCGTCAGGAGATTTATTTCCTCTGATTAATGCATCTGCAATATCTTCTGCTCCATACTGTGCGTACTCACGACATAATGTTGTGATTGAAGCTGTACGAGCATTATTTTCGTCAATAGCACGTTGTACTTCGGCTTTGACATCGATTTCAACGGCTTCTGCCGTATCAACCGCAGTTTGTTTAGTTGATTCTTCCATGTTACGGACTGTTGTTGATGCGGGTTCAACCGCAGAATTTGTCTCCTCAAGAGGAGACTTATCTTCCATACTAATACTATTACCTTGTGAGGGTTCTATCAAACTTCTTCCAAAACCAACGGAATTGTCTGCTGGAATCGTAGCCAAGCTAACTTCGTGCGGAATCCATGAGACTGCTCTTAAGCCATCATCCATTTCTTCAAATTTTTCGATTGAATATCCAAACGAAATTCCACGATAAATACCGTCTTTAACGTCTTCTAAGACTTCAGTAGCAAATTTAGAGCGAGAAAAGCGGATTTTAGCGTATCCGCGCTTATCGGTATCTGAAATATATGCAGACTCAACTACTCCTAAAACACGGTTGGGATCGTGATTATAGAGGAATGGTGCGCCATCATTTAGTCGAACTAAATCTGCACTTCCTTCTTCATGGCTTAACACTTCGTTACCAAATACCCTTTTTACAGGTTGTTCAGATGAAAATGGAAACTCAAATGTTCTTGATTTCACATTTTTGAAATCAGTAACTTCTTTCCTTTCAAACTTGTCTGATGGATCAATCATTCTAATAGGGGCAATTTTTGTAAGAGTAGAAAATTTATGACCTACCTTTCTATCGGTAGCTTCACCATTTCTGTACAAAGTAATAAGAGCAGCTGGATCATCTGCTGTTCCTGTAATCGTAAACGATGAATCTGGTACGTCAATTGATCCATCTCTTACAATTCTAGTAATTTTTCCTCTAGCAGTGCCACCGCTTGAATTCCAAGAAACAAAATCTCCTGATTTCAGCCCATCTGGTGCTGCTCTTTCTTCAGTTACAACTTCTTCAGTCATAGAACGCTCCCTTGCTGTTTTAATTGCATTCGACTTAGATTTAGCCCAAGTCTGTCCAGAATCCGATCCCCAAGCTGACCAAGCGACCCTGCCTTTTGATGGGTAGCCTTCTTCACTTGAGTTGAATCCTTTGCCTGACTTGTCCGATTCATGTCGAGCAAACCATGCATTCATTGTAATAACGATATCAGGTGATAGTTCATTTCCGCTTAATATTTGTGTTGCTCTTCTAGCAGCATCATCTGTACCACCTGCTCTACCTTCAGATTTCCATTTCTTATATTGTTTTGCAGCACTCTTCATGCTTTCAGTTGGCATAAGATTTATGTCAGTTCCGTTTACATTTGCCATTTATTTTTTATTCCTTTTTGTAGGTTTTGATTTTTGTTCTTGAGTTGGTGCGTTAGAAGATAGATCTAATTCCATTTGACCCATCTCAACTTCAAGATCTAAATCTTTATCTAATGTTACTCCTAAGCCCTTTGCAACTTCTTGCTCTCTGGCAATCTCTGCAACAATATCGTCATAATCGCCACCACCGTTCATTGCTATGACTTGTGATTTAGTCATATACCCTGCTTGTTCTGCTTCTCGATATGCTTTAACTTCTTTTAAAGGATCAACATAATGTTGTGTAGGAGGTGTCCATTTAGGTTTGCAATATCTTTCAGACCTTGACGCATAATCGGGAAAATCTAATTCTCCTACAAGAACTGCTAATCCTAACCACTCTTTAAATATTCGATAATGAAAATTATCTATTATATATTTTTGGCAAAACTTCCAATGTTCTCTATCTTCAAGCAAACTTAATCTTGAACTTGAATAGTTTGTTTCGCTGAAATCTTTTGAAATCGTTTCATAGCTACATCCAAAACCTGACGCAAAACGTCTGATTTTGTTTTTTACAAACATTTCATACTGTTGACTTGGATAGTCAATATCTGGAACAGTTACAGATTCTCCATTCTGAAGATACCGAAAAGTTCCTGGTTCAAAATCTTGCACTCTTTGATTAGCTTGAACTTCATCTCCTATTAACTCTCCAGAATTATTGGTAATAAAACCTTGGATGCTTGCTCCAGCTCGCGCTCGAATTACGGCTGCTTCTTCGTAGCCTTGCAATTGATGCATATCTTCCATTACTGGATGAAACCAAGGTACTCCTCTATTTTGACCAGGTCGTTCTGGCATAAATAAATGAATAACATCTTCAGCAGGTAAAATTAAATTTTCTTGTTGTTTTCCTTGGTTTTTTAAATAATATGCATCTCCAGGGTGTCTAGACATAATCGAATACCTAACGGCGCGACCCCAGGAATCAACTTCCACTCCATTTCGCCATTCATTATTTTTACTAAGTGTTTTGCCATTATATTCTTCATCTAATAAATCACTTTCAATAACTTGTAAAGCAAGAGGAACTTTTGAATTACCAAATTGTTGTCTTACGATTCTAAATAAAGCTTCTCCAGATTCTGGGAACTGACCAGCAGCCATCCATTCAAATTGGTGGAAGTTATGACGACCAGCACAATCACAATTGTATGCTCTAGTCCATTCTTTCCACTTTTCTTCTATTTGTGTATTTATTCTTTCATCTCTTTTGTTTCCTCTGATTTGTATAACTTCAGATCTAAATGCCATTCCTGTCCCAACAATATTTAATTGTGTTGTTCTTTTTGCTTGTTTTGCATATGGATTATTTCTAATTAATTCTCTTGATCTATCTCTTAGTTTTCTTAAACTATTTCTAATCTCAGCATCTGCACTAAGTTGGCTACTCATCCAATCAGATGTAAGTCTTGAAACTAATGCTCCTTGATATACACGTTTCATTTTGCCAAATGATCGTGGAAACAATACTGCTAATGTTCTTTGAAAAATATTCACTATTTAAACCTCACATACATTGCTCTTGGATTACCAAGACCATTTGCCATTAATTCTGCCTGTTTTTCTAAATTAACCATACCTATATAACGACCTTTTAACATTTCTAATTCTTCTAAAGTATATTTTTTAGCTGTTCTTGTTCCTATCTTATATTCTTGTATCGCACCTCCCTTCATTATATTGTCAATTGCCGTTTTTATTAAATCTAAAGTCTTTTCAGTATCTGTTCTACCATCAAAAGCTTTTGGATTAGATCCTGTATAAGCCAAGCTTGGTAAGACTTTAAATGTTCCAGTTCCTATAGTTTGAATTTCATTACCAGATTTATTTGCAACTGCTTGAAAAAACCAATCGCCATCTACAAAATCTGCACTTGTGGCAGATGGAATACTAAATTGAAACCCATCTCCATATGCACTACTTGTAATCGTAGCTCCTATCCTTGACTTATTAGTTCTTAAATAATAAATAACTGTCCAGTCTGGACTGCTTATTGGATTACCATAGACATCATTTGTAGCTGGATCTCGCCATTGAATTAAGTCGCCAGAACGAATTTTAGAAGGAAATACCACGTTTTTTTACCATTTTGACACGAAATTAGACTTTTTAAGACTATTCCTACTCTTTGAGTCTACCTTATTATCCTTTTTAGGCTCATCAGGATTTAACCTTCTTTCAAATTGATCGAATACTGTTCTTCTATCATATTTTTGCAATAATCTTTGCCAAGCAGCATATGCATATACCATTTCATCAAGAGCTTCATTTCTTGCATCGCTTTTTTTAACCCAAACCCTTTCTTGATAGCCATGCTTATATCTAAGCACCTGTCTCTCTGCCGTTAGTTCTTGAAAATAATCATGTGTAATTGTTGGATAAAAATGTATATAACCTTCTCCAGGCTCTGCATCTTTTAATCGATTGTGAAGTGTTGATTTTATAACATCTACTCCAACAGGAAATAATTGCACTCCCCTTTTTAATGCTTTACCTGCAAAATTAATATCAACTTTGCTTGGCTTGCCTAATGGTGGTTTTCCTTTTTGACCCATACCTTTTATTCCAATCAGACCTAACTGCGTTCTTTCTCTAACATATTGGTAAACTTCTTGAGTAAAGTGACCTCCAGTATCTATCGCAGCACTATCTATCTTCATCTTTTGCCCATCTTCATTTATATATTCACTCATTAATACTTCGTCCATCTGTTTCCATAGATCTGCTCTAGCTGGTGAACCATAAATAACCTTTCTATCAACTAAATACATTTCTTCGTTACGTCCTATGCCCCATAAACTCATAGAAAGTCTGTCGTCTTGAACGTCACATCCGAGACACAAACTGAGAACACCTTTTGGAGGTGTGCCTTGTTTATAAGTTTCTTCCCCTGCTCGTTTCATTAATCCATCTGCACTAACTTTAGTTGCAAATGTATCTTCCCAGCATTCCCCTAAAATCGTATTGATCCATGTTTTTAACTGCTCTGGATCATTCTTACTTTGCAAAAATTCTTCTACTAAATTAGACCAACTTGCATTTGGTGAATATGAATATGCAGCCCATATATGAAATCCAACGTGTTTAGAATTACCTGGGGCTGTAGCTCGCCATTCTCCTCTCTCTACCATCCACCTCTTTTTACTATGTGGTATTAAACATCCACAACTTTCACATCCATAAGCAACAGTATCTGGATCATTATCTCGCCATTTCATGTTTGCCCACTTTAAATACTGCATATGATTGCACTCTGGGCAGGGAACGTAATATTTTTTTTGAGAAGTTTGCAAGAACAATCTTTCAACACGACTAAAATCTTTAATTGTAGGTGTTGATCCAGCTACTATTTTTCGATTCCAATAATATTCTGTTCTTCTAATACCAAGTTTTATTTGATCTCCTTCTGTACCAGCTGACAATGGATAACCATCTACCTCATCAAACAACACAACTCTTCTACTAACTCTACGAAAACCACGAGCAGAGTTAGCTCCAACTAAAGATAATGTTCCACCTGGAAAGTTTTTTTGTAATAACGTATTACTTCCGTCTTTTGCTTTTGGATCACTTACTAATCCATGCAAACATTTGGTGTCGCGCAGCATCGGGCTAACTTCCTCTTTAGAATACCCAGTTGCATCATCTATAGTTGGCTGAACAACCATGATAGGACAGGGGTCTTGGTGGATATGATATCCAATAATATGATTTAAAATCTTAGAATATCCAACCCTTGCTGACTTCATAACGGTAACTTGTTCTACCTTTGGATCAGTTATTGCATCCATAATTCCTTTTTGGTATGGAAGTGTTCTCCACCTACCACCTTCAGCCGAACTTTCAGCCGATAAATAAGCGTAATTATCTGCCCATTGGCTTAAACTAAGCTTTTTAGGCGGTTTAAAGGCTAAATAAGCTGTTTTTTCTAGTTTTAAAAGGTTATTCATGCAACTGATAGCTCTTCTAGTGCTTCACGAACAATATCGTCTAAACATGACACGGCATTTGCATCTAAATCTGGTATTCGTTGTTTTGCCTTGGATGATATTCCTAACAACTTGGTTCTGGCAGTTGTAATAATATCGCACCACTTATTTTCTACATCATCCATCGGAACTAATTCTTTTTCTTTCATCTTTCGATCTAGTTCTAATAATTCTGCTTTTAAATGCTCAGTTCTAGCTTTGCTTTCTTCATACTCAGGTATTGACTCGTTTGTATTACTAAGTCGGGATTTATGGACGACTACATTACTGTTCTTAGATGTAGTTCTTACTCTTCTAAAAGCAGATTTTTTATTCCACTCTGCAACCATAGTCTCGCTGTTAATTACAATCTTACCTTTATCGTCCTCCATCGCTGTAAGACGACCTTCTTTTATCGCACCATAAACAGCCTGGATAGTTACACCCATTTTCTCTGCTGCTTGCTTTCTGGTGATTAGAGCCATATAAAATGTAAATTCCTTACACTTCTTACAATAGCGTAAATATTAATTCATG